GATCTTCAAGTGATGGAGGCCGCAGCGATGACGGTGATCAATAAGCAGGGGGCATAGCCATGGCGATGAACATGGAGGCCATGCTGAAGATCACCGCCAACGTGGCGGGTGAGAACAATATCCGGCGCCTTGGCAACTCGATGCAAGGTCTCGAGGGGCGCATCAAGAACGCCAGCATGGCGACCAACCTGCTCTACACCGGCCTCAAGAGTTTGGCCGCTGTGGCAGTTACTGGCGGTGTGGTGGCGTTGGCGAAGTCGGCGATCGACTTGGCAGACGATATGCGCGACCTGTCACAGCGCACTGGCGTCGGTGTGGAGACACTGGGGCAGTTCAAGGTGGCAGCCGAGCTATCGGGCAGCAGCCTCGAGGGTGTGGCGAAGGGACTGACATTCCTGAACAAAAACCTAGTGGCTGCTGCCACCGGAGGCGAAGGCGCGGCCGCAGCCTTTAAGACGATTGGCGTTGCTACGACCGAGGCAGACGGCACGCTGCGCAAAGCCGACAAAGTGTTCTTAGATATTGCCGATCGATTTGCGCAGATGCGCGAAGGTCCAGAAAAATCTGCTTTGGCAATGAAAGTTCTTGGCAAAGCTGGTGCCGAGCTGATCCCGATCCTGAATCTCGGCAGTAAAGAGATCCAGCGCTTTGGCCTCGGCATCGGTCCCGACTTCGCCGACAAAGCTGATGCGTTTAACGATCAGCTCGGGATCATGAAAGCACAGACCACTGTGCTAACCGTGCAGATCGGTTCAGCGTTGCTGCCGGTGATGAGTGGGTTGGTGAGCATCATTGGAGATGTAGTCAAAGCAATCGGCGATCTCGCGAAGGACTTCTATGTGGCGATCGGTGGCATGGCCGGATTGACTGAAGCCACAAAGATTCTCACAAAGACGTTGCTGGTTTTTGGCGGCGTTGCTGCTGGTGTTTTTATCGTCTCGAACGTGGTGGCATTTGGCGGTGCGTTGCGTACGGTGATTAAGTTCAGCAGAGAGTTGTTGGATATTGAAAAACGGATGCTGCTGCTGCAAACAGCACGGGCAGCTATTCAAGGCATTTTGACCGGAGCTGGTGCGGGAGCCACTAAGGGCGCAACGCCAGCTCAGAAGATTATTGGTGGTGTTGCGGGTGCAGGTGCTGGCATTGCTGCATTAATAGCGGTCAACAAACTGATCGACGAATCAGTCAACAAAATGATGCGGACCATTGATGCGGCTTCCAATAGAGCGACCAGGGCAACAACACCACCCGGCACTACTCCGGATCTAAGCGGCCTGCGCACTGGTGCCGGCACAAAGCCGAAGAAAGCAGAGGAGATGAGCCAGAAGCTGTATCAGCTCGAGCTGGATCTACTTGAGGCGCAGCGAAAGGAAAACGAAACGCAGGTCGCTTCGATTAAGTACGAGATTGCTCAGCAGAAGTTTGCGGAGAGCAAACTAAAGAACCGCAATGATCTGGTCGAGCTGGCCAAGGCCGAGCGGCAATACATGGAGGACATTGCCGACATAGCGACGAAGACCGGCGCCGCTGTTGCGCAGGACTTCATCAAGCGCAACCAACTGCAGGAGGATTACAAGCGCACTGTGGAGGATCTACAGATCAAGGCTGGCCTGATCACCGGCGATAAGCTCAAGCAGGTCGAGATCGATCGCGAACTGCAAACGATCCTCGAGCGCCTGCCTGGTCTGACTCAGGCGCAGATCGACAAGCTGAAGGAGCTGGTGGCAGCCAGCAAGCAGGTGAAGGATGGCTTCGGAGATACCTTCGGCGAAAGTCTTAGGCAGTATTACGACAGCCTCAAGAACTTCGGCGGACAGGTTGCCGATTCAGTCAAGGGCGCCTTCCAAGGTCTAGAGGATCAACTAACCAGCTTCGTCACCACCGGCAAGGCAAACTTCACTGATCTGGCCAACAGCATCATCGCCGACATTGCTCGCATTGCGATCCGGCAGGCCATCATCAGGCCGCTGGTGGGCGGCATCTTCGATATCTTCAATATCAAGCCGAGCGCCATGGGCAACGTCTTCGCCCAGAACGGCATCCAGAAGTTCGCCCGTGGCGGCATCGTCGACAAGCCGACGATGTTCCCCTTCGCCAAGGGCATCGGCCTAATGGGTGAGGCCGGACCTGAGGCGATCATGCCATTGCGCCGCGGCCGTGATGGCCGGCTTGGAGTACAGGCCACCAACGGTGGCGGTGGTGTGAGCGTGGTGGTGAATGTTGACGCCAGCGGCACCAGCGTCCAAGGTGATAACGCCAAGGGCGCCGAGTTCGGCCGGGCAATTAGCGAAGCCGTCAAGAATGAGATCGTGATCCAGAAGCGCCCAGGAGGCTTGCTCAACTAATGGCCACCTTCACCTACACGCCCAGCTTCGAGGCCACTGAGATCAGCAAGCCGAGGGTGGTCACCTTCGAAGCAGGTGATGGCTACCAGCATCGCGTCGGCTTCGGCCTGCACCGCAATGGCAAGGAGTGGCAGCTCAACTTTTTAAACCGCACCGACACCGAGCGCGACAACATCACGGCCTTCTTAGATGCCCGAGCTGGCGTCGAGAGCTTTGACTGGACACCACCTAGCGGTACTGCTGGCAAATACATCTGCAGGGAGTGGCAGACCACGCTGCGCTCATGCAACTTCAATAACATCACTGCCACCTTCATCGAGGTGTTCGAGCCGTAGCCATGGCGATACCTGTCTCAGAGCTACAGAAGATTGCGCCGAGCAGCATCATCGAGCTATTTGAGTTGCAGCTCGTCACTGCTCTGCATGGCAGCAACACGGTGTACCGGTTCCACGCCGGCAGCAATATGGACGCCAACGGTGAACTAGTCTGGAATAGCAACAGCTATCAGCGGTTCCCGGTCGAGGCCGAAGGATTTGAATACACAGGCACCGGCAGCCTGCCGCGGCCGAAGATCAAGGTGAGCAATATCCTCGGCAGCATTACGACGATCCTCGCGACAGTCAATGCCACCACTGCCGGCAATGATCTGACAGGGGCAACGCTGACCAGGATCCGCACCATGGCGCGCTACATCGATGGCGCCAACTTCACCGGCGGAACCAACCCATACGGCACGCCGGACCCGACCGCTGAGTTCCCGCGGGAGGTCTACAAGATCGCGCGCAAATCATCCGAGAGCCGGCAGATAGTGGAGTTCGAGCTGGCCGCGGCGTTCGACTTGGTAGGTGTGCGGGCACCGAAGCGGCAATGCATCGCGAATATCTGCCAATGGGTCTACCGCTCGACAGAGTGCGGCTACACCGGCAGCAACTACTGGGATGCGAACGACAACGTGGTCGGAACGCTGGCCGCTGATGTATGCGGCAAACGCCTCAACAGTTGCAAGCTACGGTTCGGGGCGACCTCCGAGCTGCCCTATGGCAGCTTCCCTGGCATCGGCGCCTACACCGTATGAGCTGGAAAGATGACGCCGCACTTCATGCGGCCGAGGAAGATCCGCGTGAGGCTTGCGGCTTGGTGGTCGTTATCAAAGGCCGTCGTCGGTATTGGCCTTGCTGCAATCTGGATCAAGACGGCACACAATTTGTCCTCTCTCCTGAGGACTATGCGGCTGCTGAGGAGGCGGGGGAAGTCGTAGCGGTCTTCCATAGCCATCCGGTGACGCAGCCAGAACCGAGCCAGGCCGATCTGATCAGCATCGAGGCCACCGGCCTGCCTTGGTTCATCTACAACCCCAAGACTGAAGCCTGGTCTGAAACGCACCCCACTGGCTACAAGGCACCGCTCATTGGCCGGAGCTGGGTGTGGGATGTGAGCGACTGCTGGACGCTGGTGCGTGACTGGTACGGCGAGCACGGCATCGATCTCCCCGATTGGGATCGCCCGGCAACCCATGCAGATTTTGAGTCGCAGCCGCTATTTGATGGCTTCTGGAAGGATGCTGGCTTCTATCAACTGCCGGAGGAGGAGCCACTGCAGTTTGGCGATGGCCTGCTGATGAACATCGAAGGCAGCGGCCTCAACCACTGCGGTGTGTATATCGG